AAAAAGCAGTTTGATGAGGCTTATGATGCTTTGCATGAATTGCCCGCTCTGCTATTGTCAAAGAGTTCTGGCTCCATTCCCACTGAGCTGTACGACGTTCAATTTTACCAAGGTGACACGGTTCATCCAAAGAGCCCTGTTAATTTCTTACCTTCTGGTACTAATTGTCGTTTTTATGGACAAGTGACTGGACGTGCAACGTACCATTCAACTGTCCGCTCCACCATTATTTCTGACCATGTCAAAGATGTGTGTGGAGTCCCGCAGCAGTGGGCTGGGCCCAAATTTCGGAAGGGTTGGCCATGGCAGGCCTCTCTGCAGTACTCGACTCGTCCCTCATGTGGGGTAGAAGGAAGTCTTCTCATAAGAGCAGTAAGTGACTACTATAGGCACATGATTGCTCGGATTGACAACTTTCCCTCCATTAAGAGATTGGTTGAACCGCTGTCGGAGATGGATACTGTCTGCGGCAAAGATGGTGTTAGGTTCATTGATAAGATGCCGGCCGGAACTTCCGTCGGTTTTCCTTTGTCAGGACCGAAGCGTAATTTTCTCGAGGAACTCGATCCCGAGATACACGATTCACACCAGTACCCATGCAAGTTAGACGAGCGTTTCTGGATTCACGCTAAGGAGTTGGAGGAGCTTTATCTCGCAGGAGAGAGAGCTTATCCTATTTTTAAAGCGTGTATGAAAGACGAGCCTACCAAGATAACGAAGGACAAAGTCCGGATTTTTCAAGGGGCTCCGCTTGTACTACAATTGCTGGTTCGCCGCTACTACCTACCTATTGTGAGGACTCTGTCTATGCTTCCGCTCGATTCGGAATGCGCCGTAGGAGTGAATGCACAAGGTCCCGAATGGGATCAGCTTGCAAATTTCATTTCCAAATACGGTAAGGACAGAATTCTCGCTGGTGATTACGGGAAGTACGATTTGCGTATGCCCGCCCAAGTCATGTTTGCTGCATTCCGAATCTTAATTGATATCGGGAGGCATTGCGGATATTCTGACAGGGATGTCACCATCATGGAAGGTATTGCCACCGACATCTGTTACCCCCTCATGGCGTACAATGGAGATTTGATTCAGCACTATGGGTCTAACCCTTCGGGGCAAAACCTTACGGTGTATATTAACTCTATTGTCAACTCACTGTTGTTTCGGTGTGCATACTATAAGATTTACGAGGGCAGAAATGTCCCTCCGTTTCGAAAAGTGTGCGCACTAATGACATATGGAGACGATGCAAAAAGCTCTGTGAAAGAAGACTATCCAGAATTCAATCACATTGCCGTTGCAAAGTTTCTGAGTGATCGTGATATGGTTTTCACGATGCCAGACAAAACCTCAACACCCACTCCGTACATGTCTGATTCTGATGCAGATTTTCTGAAAAGGAAAAATGTATTCAGTGAGGACACTGGAATGATAATGGGAGCACTCGATGAGAATTCAATTTTCAAGAGTTTGCATGCTACATTGGAATCAAGTGCGATTACCAAACAGCAAGCAGCAGCTTTCAATATCGATGGAGGTCTTCGCGAGTGGTTTAACCACGGTCGCGATGTGTATGAGAAGAGGAGGGAACAGATGGCAGAAATTGCCAAGAGAGCAGACATAACTCACATTTGTACCATGTTGGACAGGTCATATGATGAGGCTCTCAAAGTGTGGAAGGACACTTATATGTCTGAGGAGCAGGGGACCTCTTAAGTCCCCCCCCCGTCTTGGGAAGACATTAAAAGCATCCCTCTGGCCGCACCTATGCGGCCAAACGTTAAAAATAGGACTTCCGGTATGGATACCAGGGAATGCGTGTTTGCTGTCAACATGCTATCCTGAGGCTTCCGGATTTAGGGCACCTCCTCGTAGGTTAATTGTCTTGCCCGGACACCGTTCAGCACAGTGACGTGGTATAAACCGACCCCGTACACTTCATAGTAGGTTTACTAGCCCTTTCAACGTAAGAATTACTATAGAAAACCTGGAGAACAAACATCAAATTGTTTCTTTCTCCGACCAGACCCAGTATTGGGTCTACACCGTCGACAGTCAACCTGACTCGACATTCAATGTGGCATCTAAGTCTGATACGTCATTGGAAGCTTTCTTTAGGCGCCCACTGCTCATTCGT